TTTCAGCTTCGTCATATCCCCAACGGTTCAAGCTATCCTGGCCGCGCGGGTCAATGTTCTTCAACCAAAGGCGGCCGTCGGCCCTTTTGTCCAGGACGATTTCCCCCACGGCGAACCCGAAGTCCAGGCATTCCAGGGCGTCTTCAGCATGGGAAATCCAGGTCTGATTCTCCATGTTGTTCATTGTTTCCCATAACCATTCAGCGGCGGCTTCGTCGTTTGGGGCCCCGCCAGGGGCGGGTTCGACGTCGAACGAAGCGGCCTGAAGTGGAAGTTTAATCGCGTCGGTCAGGGCCCCGATAATCGGGTCGTCCCGCATTTCCAGATACAGCTTGACTTCGGTTGACCAGTTCTTGATTGCGTTCAGGTATTCTTCACGAATGCGGCCGCCGATATGCTTCAAGCCGGTGACGCCGATTATGGTCCTGGCATTGCCCCCTTCACCTTGATAATGGGAACGCCGCCCTTGAGCTAGGCGGCGCTTCTGACTTCGTTTTGAGTTGGGGTCCGGCGGTGTATAACCTCTATTAGAAACCATTACACGATTCCCCCTTCGGTTATTTCGGGCCTTCCCGATTGTAATTCCATCTTCCCCATAATGTCAAGTTGATACTATCAGGGGTAGTGTATCATTTATTCAGTTTGCTAAATTGCGCAAGTTGTATTTTACCTATTTGATACACTACCCTATCAGGAAGCTAATCACGCCAGCGTGAACGCTTTTCTTCGATTTCAACGCCCCTTCGACGCCCCTTCACCCGCGGCTTCAGGAAGCGCAAGCCGTGGACCAGGACGTCAACAATATCGTCATGGGCGCCCGCGGGGAAGTCCCCGACTTCCTTCAGGAAATCGGCCAACCAGAACGCATGACGCGGGATAAGGACCTGGCCGGCGGCCATTATGCCGGTTGTCGTATGGGCCCGCGTGACCTTGTCGTCAATGGCCTTGATTGCCCGAATCGGAATCCTTTTCGTATCTACCCGAAGTTGCTGGATAAGAGATATACCGGAAGACTTGTCCTCGATAATGACGCGGTCCGGTTCCCATTTATCATATTGCGCTTCGGCGGCACGGGTCAGGTCCGGAAAGTTAAGCCTGGCAACGTATAGGTCCAGAAGGTAATATCGGCGCGGGTTGTTCGCCTGACCAATGGTAAGACACGCCGACCGGTCATGGCGTTGCTTTTCCTTGTGGGCCGTGTCCCATATTTGAATCAAACGGGAAAAGGTCGGCGGTAGGTCTTCGTCTTCGTAAGACCTGAACCAACCAGTTTTGATGATACCGCCCCCTTCGGGTTGGGGCTTGCCACGGTATTCAGCCGCCCACCAAAAGGGGCCAGCGGCGATTCTGGAACGCTTCAGGGCGGTTTCGTCGTACCGGTCGGGCCAAAGGGCTTCCCCAGGGCTTCGCCCCAATGGGTCGTTTTCTTCGGCCAGGGCGGGAAGGTTGATTGATTCCCAGGGGTCCGGTTCGACGTCTTCTTCGACAACGATTTCCTGGTCTTCTTCAGGCGGATTCCCCAACAAGGCCCCCGCTAGGTCCTGGTCATGCCAGCGGGTCATAATCAGGATAATGGACCCGCCAGGTTGAAGCCTGGGCCGGACGACGGAACGGTACCAGTCCCAATTCCGCCGGCGGTAAACAGGGGAAAGCGCTTCAGCCTGGTTTTTAATCGGGTCGTCAATGATAATCAGGTGAAAGCCCCGACCGGTGAAAGGACCGCCAATGCCGGCAACGGTCATTCCGCCGTCGTATCCCCGAAGGGTCCAGCGGCCTTTCGCCTTCGTGTCCTGGCGAAGCTGAAGCCCTAGTTCTTCCGTGTTTTCGTTGATTGTATCCTTCGCCTTGCCGCCCCACTCCGAAGCGAAGCTCATTTCGTAAGACGCCAGGCCGACCTTCTTCCAGGGAAACTTCTTCAGGAACCAGACGGGCGTCCAATGGGAAACCAGTTCGGACTTGCCATGTTGGGGCGGAATAGTGATTACCAGGAACAAAGACCGGTCCTGACACTCGACGATTTTATCGGCCAGGAAGTCAATATGCCGAATCCGTTCATACGCCCCGTTCGACAAGTGATTCCCCAGGGTCGCCGGCGTCCTGGGCCAGTTCGCCACGTCTTCGGTCCGCTTGATTTCAACCGCGGTTGCGGCGTCCTTGAATAGATACGGCGCCCTGGTTTTCATTGCTTCTTCCCCGCCTTCACAAAGCCTATAATGACATTGTAGGGGAAGCTAACAATCAGCCTACCCCCACAATCGCAACCTTCCCTTTGTGCTAGACTCCAACCACTATAACGACGGCCGCAAGCTTGACAGACGGCACAAGGGACAACGCTGTCAGGCATTCAGTTTCCCCCCTTCGCTTTGATTATATCACGGCGCCGGCGGTGCCGGCGGATTCGGCCGCCGTTGACCGAACCAGAACGACGTAATCGCTGTGACCAGGATTAGGAACGACGTCACAACGTCCTTCGCCATGTCCAGGTCAGCAAACTTGACGACCAGGAAGGCCAGGATACCAACCAGGGCCAGGACAACCAGGAAGGTCGTAATCGGTCGGACCAGTCCGCGGATAGTTTCAATCATGGTTCATTCCCCCCTTCAATTTGAATTCAACCTCGACATAATGGGCAATGGCTTCCGGATTCATTTCGGCGACTTCTTCCAGGACAGGGATTATCTCGATTGTTATTCCCGCTGACCAGTTCGAAGCAAATCCCCAAAACCAGGCGTCGCCCTTTCCCATAGCCTTCTTCAGCTTTTCAAGCGACGCTGGTTGGACGAAGTAGCGGTACCTGGGCGGCGAATACTCAAATACCCCTTCGGCCGCCAAAGGACCCCCTGTGTCTTCCTGTGGCCGCTGAAGCACGTTTCCCGCGGTACCGAAGTCCCTTTCAGACATTGCCTTGACGTGTTCGACTTGAAGTCGTTCGCTTGTCCTATGCGTCAAATGAATAGTCACCGACGGACAACGCTTGTGTATCCGATACGGTCGCTTCTTCCCCCTGGGGCGAATGACCTTGATATTCCCCTTCTTCAGCGGGCCGCCGCAATTCTTACAGTTCGTCATTAAACGCCCCCTTAATAGCCTTCGCCCATACCTGGGCGACATGAACCGGAACGCCATTCCCAATCGCTTTCCCCGCTTCGGCCAGTTTGAACGGCTTCAAGTTGAAACCTTCCGGAAGCCCCATTAAACGGCAAAGGACCGGCCAGGGTCGCCGCGGAATATATTTCGGGTTTCTATGTTTCGGCCGAAGACCCCCCTTCACTTCAGTCGCCATGACCGGCGGTTCTTCAATAGGACTTTCGAAGACGGGAACGTCGAATATAACATTGACCGGTCTTTTCGTCCCGAACTGGAATTTTCGGATTCGGCGCTGGTCGCCCCCGAACCAATGGGCATCCAAATTGAATCGTTGAACCTGGTATCCGTTCACTTCAATATCAGGGGCCCGCGGGACGTTTTCAATCAGGAACCATTCAGAGTCAGCTTCTTTGATTATCCGGACGGTTTCAGCGTACATTTCCAAGCCGTGAACCTTCTTCCCCCGAACGTTCGCTAGGGTAGAAAAGTCCTGGCAAGGCGGACCCGCGATAATGCCGCCAAAGACCTTCGACGGCGAATGGAATAAACGTATATCACCGCCCCAAAGTTCGTCGGGACCGCGAACCACACAAAAGCCTTCAGCTTCAAAGCCGCGGTCCATTAAGCCGACGCCTGGAAACAAGCTTAACACAAGACTATTCGCCATTCATTCAACCCTTATGCCAGTTTACCAGGTGTAGTACATGAAGAATCAACAATATGGCGATTAAAACGAATTGACCAATGTCAGTTACACTCATGCTTCATTCGCCCCCTTCGAATATCGTTTTATAAATATCTTCGACGGCTTCCTGAAGGTTGTTCGGTACGATATGCCACCTTGAAAGCCAATACTTCATTCGTTCTTCCAAAGCGGCTAGAATATCCACTTCGAATAGCTTCCGGAAGCGTTCGACCAGGGGCGCAAGTTCCGCGTCCGTTGACGCGACTTCGAACGGGATTTGCTTATCATTGACCAGATTGACGAATAGGAATGCGGGTATATGGTCGTTGGTCGGACCGACGCCCGACCTGGGTTCCGCTTCCTGGACTTCGAAGCCGATTATCATTGAACGGACGACGCCCTGGTCCCCCCTTGAATTGATTATAAATTCATTCACGCTTTGACCCCCTTTCGCTGATTTGCTTCTGACCGCCGTAATACTGGACCATGACCCCGTCGGCGCGGGTAATGAATTCCGACTGGCGTCTTTTAACCAGGTCCGGCGGGTCGTTGGTGATAACATTCACGGCCAGGAAGACAGCGAATATGTCTTTGACTAGGGGCGGAAGGACTTCGATAATCACTTCCGCCTTCGACGTGGCAAGTCCACGCGCCAGGCGTTCGCCCTTTTGATACAGGTCCGCCAGGCGGCCAATATCGGATAGGTCCATGTCAAGGCCGGCGTCCATGCCGGCGGCGACACGGTCGTCAATCTTCTTCTTCCAATGCTGGATTCCGGCTTCGACCAGGGCCCCTATATCCTGAAATACTCGAATATGGTCCTGGGTCATTTGTTCGACCTGGTCCTGGATTGCCACGAAGTCGGCCGCTTCATGCCTGGCCGCCCTTTCCAGGATTCGGCTTTGCCAGTTATA